AGAGTACCTGCAGTTAGTGGTGGGTTTATGAAACTTTTATTAGAAGGTGCTCAAAAAGGTAAACAAGGAATAATGGAATTAGTAGAAACAGGCAAAAGTAAATTTGATGACTTTGTAGAGACACAAGTAAGTAAAAAACCTTCAGATAGTTTTACACCTCAAAAAATTACAGCAGATTTAATTGATGGACCTATTACTTTAGAAAAAATGGCAAACCTAGATTCAAAAACTTTAAATATTATAAAAAATACATATGACCAAGGTTTATATAAATCAATGCCTGAAATTTTAAAAGCAGGAAACTTATTAGAAAGATTTACTAAAGTTGTAAAAGGTGAAAGAATTATAGATTATGAAAGAGCAGAGGCAATTTTAGGTGTACCTTTAAAAGGCGACGAAACACTTAACGATTTATTTAAAATAGAATTTGAAACAAGACCGGCAGAAGCATTAGCAGATGGTGGTCGAGTTGGATTATTTATGGGCGGTCCGGCATTAACTGGTGACGCATTATCGGTTTACAATTCTATGAACGCGTATGGCTTTAGTGATCAAGAGATTGCAAATGCATTACAGGAACGTGGATTGTATACACCAGGTAGCACAACAGAAGAAACAGGAATTATTGCATCAGCACCAAATATAATTAATCAAGGTAGCGGCGGTGGAGGCGAAGGCCCACCTCCAGGACCAAAATTTAATAGAAATGATTTATTAGGCACATCAGACTACCAAGGAACAGGTCCAGGATTTGTAGAATCTATTTTAGGAATTCCAGCTGCGTTGGTAAATGCGTATACAAAAATTTCACCAGTTTTAAATTTTGCAAAAAAAGTTTTTAGACCTAACGTTGAAACATATTATAAAGGCCCAACACTAGATGCAATTGCAAAAGCTGAAGAAGAAAGAAAAGCTAAAGCTGCTGCAGAACGAGCTGCATTTTTAGCAGAGCAACAAAGAACTAATATTGCAAGTCAACTTGGTGGACCAGATGGAACAAGTGGTGGTAAGTATGCTGGTGGGGCTTCTTTTGCATCTGCAAACCCTTATGGTGGTTCGGGTACAATGGATGATCTTGGTGCAGATAATTTTAAAGAAGGTGGCCTCGCTACAAGGTTTAAGCCTAGGAGGCGATAGTGAAAACCCCATTAGGTGAAATTTCAGATTTATTAGTAGAAAAACATTCTAATAAAATTACAAAACTTTATAATCAAAATGTATTAGTAAAAGATATTGGTGAAAGATTAGGTATTAGTAGAGCTGCTGTTTCAAGAATAATTTATGTTTTAAAAGAACAAGGAAAGATAAAAGACAGAGGGCAAAAAGGTTTAAAAAATATTATTAATGCCGCGTATGATAAAATTAAAAAAAGAGAAGGAAGAAATCCTTACTTATTAGAATTACAAAGAGAAACTGGAGTATTTGACAACGTTATAAAAAAGAATTTAGATAGACCTTTAACGTCAGGCAGAACGGTAGGTCCACTACGAGGCGCTGGTGCAATAGCAACTAAAGAAATGTATAAAACAAAAAAGGTTGATAAGCCACGTCCTCAAAAAATAGCAGGAGAAGCAGTTTCAGTAAATTGGCCTAGTAGTGAATCTAAAAAAGAATATGTAAAACAATTAGAAGAAATATATAAAAGTCCAAAAGCTAAAAGAACAAATCAAATATTAGCAAAAAATTTTGGAATATCGGTAAACGATGTAGAAAGAATTAATAAAGTTTTAATAAAAGAACGTAATTTAAAATATCCTGAAGCCGATACTACAGCTGTGTCTAAACAAAGATATGGTGATTTAAAATTATCTCAAGGTTTTCCAGATATATCAGCTCCTGCCAAAAGTGGTTATCAGTTTCACCATATGCTTCCTTACGCAGGTTATGCAAAAGTTAAAAGTGGTGATGTAATGTTATTTAATAAATATCTTAATGCTAAAATAGGTCCGGAAAATTTAGAATTAAATAGAATTGCTAGAGAAATTGTAGAGTTAGATTTAAATAGTGATCCTAATGCTTTAAATAAATTAGATGCATTAAATGCAGAATCAGAAAAATTTTACGATAAAGCTAAAAATAGATTACCAAAAGAATTAAAAGGAGCTACAGGTTATATAAAATATAATCCAATATTTGACGAAAATGGACAAGTGTTGAGATTAGCTGAAGAACGTATTGGAATTGATCCAAAACTTTCATTACAAAAGTTTACTAATAATGTTTCAAAAAATATAAAAGATTTTTCAATCGAGGAAGTAAAAAAATTTAAAACAAATGTTATTAATGAAGCTAATTCATTAATTAATAAAACTAAATTATTAAGTAAAGCAGATCAAATTAAAATATGTAATTTTTTATCTAATGGTGGTTTACCTGGTGATTGTGCTAGAGCTATAAAAAAAGATCCAGCAAAAGCTGCAAAAATAATTTCTACAGTTCCCGCAGATACAAAAGAAACTGCAGCTGTAAAAGACTCTGCTCAAAAACTTATTCGTTTATATCGAGGTGAAGAGCCTGCTAGAAAAACTGAATTATATAAAGCTACTAAAGGTATGCCGGGTATGTATGAAGAGTCTTTAAAAGGTAGATTCTTTTTTGACAATCCTGCAGATGCAAGATACTACGCGCAACGTCAAGGAACTTTAACTGGTAATGTTAAATCAGTAGATGTTCCAGAAAAAATGGTTGCTATTGGAAAAAAAATGGCTGATAGAAGAAAAGGACCTAATTATTCAAGTGAAGTAATTCTTCCTAAAAAGTTTGTTGGTCAAGAAAAAATTAATATACCACAAACAGCATTTGCTAGAGCTGAAGCTGTAGTTGATAAAATGAAATGGGATAACGTTGTTGGTGCATTTACAACTAAAGATGGTGATATTGCATCACAATCCGATATCAAAAAATATGCAGCTGACAATCCTATGGAAGTTAAAGTTGGTGAAGAACCAGTCAAAGCTGCAACCAATAAAAGTGTTTTAGGTAATGTTGGTAAGGCTTTGGCAAGAATCGGCGCTCCATTACCAACTGCATTATTAGATTCATACTTTATAGGTCAACAAATTAAAGAAGGCAAAGGTACAGCAGAGATTGCAAGCAATCCACTAAACTGGCTAGGCCTTGCAACTATGGAGCCTTTATCAAAAGCTGCAGGTATTGCAGAAGGAGGAGCTTTAAACAAAGCATTGCGATTAGGATTGAATCCTGCTACAATTAGGGGTATAACGAGGTTTGCAGGTTTACCGGGACTTGCTATAAGTACAGCGTTAACTGCATATGATCAGTATCAAAAATATAAAGATGGAGAAGGATTCATATTTAACCTGCTAAACCAAAAGGGAACCGAATAGATGCCAATAGATAAACCAACTCCAAACGTATCAGAAACAGTAATTGAAGTTCCAAAGCAAGAGGAATTAATTGAAGAAAGAAATGAGATTATTGAAAAGAAAAATCAACAAGGTAATGTAGAAGTTACTATGGATGAAGAGGGTGGTGCAGAGATTGCATTTGACCCTAGAGCAATTACTGAAGAAGGTGGTCAAGATCATTTTGAAAATTTAGCAGATTTTTTAGGTGAAGATGTTTTAGAACCATTAGGTGCAAAAATGGTTGAACATTATAATGAATACAAAGAATCACGTGGTGATTGGGAAGACACATACAGAAATGGTTTAGAACTTTTAGGTTTTAAATACGAAAGACGAACAGAACCTTTCAGAGGTGCATCAGGTGTTAATCACCCTGTACTTGCTGAAGCAGTTACACAATTTCAAGCGCAAGCTTACAAAGAATTACTACCAGCTGACGGACCAGTCAGAACTCAAATAATGGGTAAAATTGATATATCAAAAGAAGAACAAGCTAAACGTGTTAAAGATTTTATGAATTATCAAATTATGGATCAGATGAAAGAATACGAACCAGAGTTTGATCAAATGCTTTTTTACCTCCCTCTATCCGGATCTACCTTTAAGAAAGTTTACTAATCAATTACAAGATAAAAAATTAGAGCTAGAAGGAATTTCTAAAGATGGCCAAGAAGATCAATATACTTTGTATGAAGTGCATACAAATTTAGATTTAGAAGGTTATGAAGATATGGGAGAAGATGGTGAGCCTACAGGAATTAAACTTCCTTATGTTGTAACTGTAGCTCAAGCAGGTCAAAAAGTTTTATCTATTAGAAGAAACTACAATCCTCAAGATCCATTGAAGAAAAAAATAAACTACTTCGTGCAGTTTAAATTTTTACCTGGAACAGGATTCTATGGTTTTGGTCTAATCCATATGATTGGTGGATTAACAAGAACAGCTACTGCAGCATTAAGACAATTACTTGATGCGGGTACTTTAGCTAATCTACCAGCAGGTTTTAAATCTAGAGGCATAAGAGTTAGAGACGATGCGCAACCATTACAACCCGGTGAGTTTAGAGATGTAGATGCACCGGGTGGAAACATTAGAGATCAATTTATGA